GATTTATCCTAACTCGATTACGATTACGACTTCGGGGGTGTATCGGCAGGTTAAAGAACAGATGTGGCCTTGCATTAGGTCATTGGCGGCCAAGGTTAAGGGTTGGGGGATACAAGTTAACCAGACTGATTTGGTTACTAGCACCGGGTCCAGGATAATTGGATTCAGTACGGATGACCCTGGTCGGTTTGAGGGTTGGCATGCGGATAACCTAATGATTATTTGTGATGAGAGTAAGACGGTCCAGGATGGAATATTTGAGGCTATAGCCCGGTGCCAACCGAGCCGGCAACTGGTGATTAGTTCGCCTGGTGGAACGAGTGGTGAGTTTTGGAGGATCTTCAATAAGCAACAACACCTCTGGGATTTGCATAAGGTGACTGCCTATGATTGCCCCCACATCAGTAAGGAATGGATTGAGGAACAGTTTGAGAGGTGGGGTAAGGATCATCCATTGATTAAGTCGATGATCTTTGGTGAGTTCATGGAGGCAGATGATGAGAGGTTGGTTATTCCTTATGCCACTTTGGATAATGCGATTGCTAATCCCCCGCGCAAGAGTGGTAAGGATGTCACTTGTGGAGTGGATTTTGCCGGTGGTGGGGATGAGAATGCTATGGCGATTCGGCGGGGGAATAAGGTTGATAAGATTATTACCTGGCGGGATAAGGATACTATGGCATCGGTTGGTAGGTTTATTATTGAGTTCAAGAAGGAAGGTTTGAAGGAGGAACAGATTTATTGTGATATAGGCGGGTTAGGTTTGCCCATGGCAGATGCTTTGAGGGAGGCAGGTTGGAACATTCACCGGATTAACTTTGGAGGTCGGGCCCAGGACAGTGATGCTTTTGTGAATCGTTCAGTGGAAATGTGGTTCACCCTCAGCCGATTGCTGGAAAAGTGTGAGATAATTTTGCCTGACGATGAGGTATTGGCACAGCAACTCACCCAACGCAGGTGTTCGGCTAGTAAGAACGGTAAATTGAACCTGGAAAGTAAGTCAGAGATGAAGGCAAGGGGTTTGGCTAGTCCTGACCGGGCAGATGCGGTGGTGATGGCAGTAGCGGGTAAGGGGCAGTTGGATGATATGCTTTTGGAATATGTCAGGCCGAGCATCCATGATGTGTTGCGGGATGTTAGTTATGATTCTTCACTGCCTGAAGGTATTGATGTAGGTGGTTAAAAAAGGAAAATTGGCCGATGCCTTGCGGCACCGACCAATTTTATTATGCATTTTACCCCCGTTACTTCTTCACGGCCAGAACTGCTACGGAAATTGCAATCACACCCGTGAAGAGGCTGTCGGCCAGGGCCATAATTAAACCAAGTTCGTTCATAGTACCCCCATTAGTCTTGTTAGACGGTTCGCTTGTCCTCCCTTGTCTCCGCTAATACGTCAATTGACGTATTAGATGTTGTCGTAAGGGAAAATTATTCGTCATTAATAGTTAGATGGGACAATTGTCGCGTAAAGAATTGCATGGAGCAATTATTGATGACCTTGCTGACCGTAATTCATGGGACACCCGGCAGAGTCACTTCTATCGCATGCGTCATAATGGGTTAAGACGCAAAAACAAACCATGGCCCGGTGCCAGTGACGCCCACTTCCCGCTTAGTGATACCGTGATTCAACGGTTATCACCTTTTTACTTTCAACAAATGTTTGCAACCGACCTGATCGCGCAATTCACGCCGATCAGGGATAAAACCAATGCCTATGCCAACGCGGCAGCGCAGTGGTTTGATTATAATTTAAAGCAAAAATCAAATATCGAGGTGGAGATTCTCGCTACCATTGATTTCATGCTTATGGCGGGGCGCGGAGTGATCAAAACCTATTGGGATCACGATGATAAGAAACTCGTTTTTGAAAACATCGATCCGCAACACATTATTGTGCCTACCTGGACGCGCAATATCCATGATGCGGATCGGATTGTGCATGTTCAGCACTATTCTGAGGAGGCTTATCGGCGGAATCCGTTGTTTAAGCAGGATAATTTACTCATTAACAGGATTAAAGGTGCCGGGACAGATGTCCGGGGCGATAACCAGAAAATCCAGGCACAATACTCGCGTGAAGGACTAACTTTCAACGAGGAAGACTACATAATCGTTTGGGAAGCGTGGTATCGGGACAATAATGACAATTGGTGTTGTGAAACCTTTAGTCCGTTACGCCCGGAGGACGATATTCGCCCGATGTACAAGTTGGGTAAGGAATATAACAACAAACCACCCTTCAGCCAGTTTGAGTATGAGGTTAAGGACGGGCGTTGGTATTCGCCCAGGGGCGTAACTGAAATTGTTGCGGTACATGAGGCTGAGTTGACCAAGACGCTCAATGAAAAGAATGATTATATGACATTGGTCAACCGGCCCTTGTTCCGTTCTGCCCGAGAGATCCCCAACGCTGCTAATCTGAAATTTTCACCCGGTCAAATACTTCCCTACGACATCCAGCCGATTGCTATGCCGGCACCCCCGGTGAGTTTTGATCAGACCATGATGTTTACCAGGGACATCGCAGAGCAACGGGTTGCAACACCTGACTTTGGCATGTCGCAGTCATTGCAGAACACTGAAAGACGTACTGCCACAGAGATAAACCAGATTTCAAATCTATTTAGCCAGAGTTCGGATTTGCGTTTGCGCATATTCCGTATGGGATTGGGTAGGTTGTATAATGCGGCGTGGGATTTACTGCGCAAGCATTCCAAGTCCTCACTCAGCTATTGGTATGAGGATACAGTTAAGGAACTTAGCCCGGACGCACTATCAGAAGCCTACCACATCCGACCCACCGGCAGTGCTGATGGTGTTAATAGAGATTTCATTTACACCCGTGCGGTTAACCGCATGCAGATGTTTGTTAATGATCCGTTCATCGACCAGGGAGAGTTGCGTAAGTCAGTTCTGGAAGCTGATGACGTTGCGCTGGTCAAACGCCTGTACATGGATCCTGAGTTGAAGATGGCAGACCAGGCAGAGGATCAGGCAAACGAATTAACCTTTATGCGCCTGGGATTCCCGGCAGTGGTCAAGGAGACCGACGATCACGCCACTCATATCCGAACAATTTTGGGATACATTCAGTTGTCATCCCAATCAGGCCGGCAAGTTGAACCAATGGAGATGCAAAGACTCCAGGAGCACATTCAAACGCACCTGGAGCTACTCCGTAAACAGGATAAGGACGCCGCAAACGAGGTGGAGGCGGAAATCGCCGGCCTATTGGCTGGCTCGCAACCAGCAGTCGAACCAAACAATGCGATGGGGGCATCTGCACCGGATATGCCTATGGCACAACCGGCGATGGAGCCACAACCTGTCTCTTTGGAGACGCCTATGGGGGGAACCACATATGCTGCGTAAGTTGCGGGCCGCCTACAATTTCATGCGTTTATGTGCGTGGACATGGGAGCGCATGCCTGAATGGCGTAACGAGGATTCGATGGGCTTAAAGAGATTTTTCCAGGGGGAAACAGGGGAGCGACTCAGAGTTGTTCTTTTGTCTATGACTGTACAGCAGTCCCTGGACGGCACTAATCGGGCGGGTGATTTGGAGTACCGCGCAGGTTATGCAGCAGGCTTTAGGGGTGCTGTTGCTACCTTGGATGCGCTAATGGCCGAGCCAGTGATCACTGACCCGGATCACAAGCCCGATGTGCCTACATATGATGATTTGGCGTGGCTAGAACCAATGGATAGACCATGAGTGACGAAACCACAACTGATAGGAATGCCGAGCGTGAGGCTTTACTGGCAGCGATGAATGCTGCCGACACGCCGGCAAGCGAGGAACCCCAAAAGTCCGAAGAACTCGCATCGGACAATCAGAAGAGTGATGAGGAGTCACCTACTACGCCGGCAGGTGAGGATACGACCAAGGAATTGGAAGTTGAGGCACCTAAAGAGACAAGCAATGAAGAGACTGAAGAAAAGCCTCTAACAAACCGGGAAAAGAAATCGAACGAACGCCTTGATAAAGGTTGGGACAAACTCAACGAGGAAAAGGCGGCACTTCGTAAGGAACGTGAAGAGATTGAGCGGATGAAGCAACAGACTTCGGACGATCAAACTTCACCGGACGATTACCGGGAGTTGGCTGAGCAGTACAAGGAGGACGGTGAGACAGAACTCGCTGAACTTGCCTTGGAAAAAGCGAATGAAGTCGAGTCGAGACGAAAACAAAACGAACGCTCTAAGGTAGCCGATGAAATCAAAGGTGCCTGGGATGAAAACCTGAAGGATCTTCAGGAGCAATTCCCGGACCTTTCAAAATCGGATTCTGAAATGAGCAGGGGTGTTGAACATGTCCTGGAACAACGCCCGTACCTGAAGAATTACTCTGAAGGTATACAGGACGCCGTTGAATTCGTTAACGCAAAGATTATGAGCAAACAGGTTGAGTCATTGCAAAAAGAAAAGGGCGAGCTTGAAACCAAGGTCGCAGAACTAACGAAACAAACAAGTGTTACCGGATCACCACCAGGACGCGAGTCCGGGTCCAAGACTTCCGCTGATGCACCGCAGGAGGTTGTGAGGGAAAAACTTCTCTCCGCGCTCCAGGATGCCGACGAAAGTCAGGTTGGACTAGGGATATTCAGGTAGCACAAAACTACAGGGGTTAAAATCTAATGGCTAACATGACAACGGGCACCGACAATCTCGATGCCCAATTCCAGACCTACTTCTCGAAGGAGTTGCTGGAGTATATAGTTAAATCCTTGCAACTGGTACAATTTGCGCAAAAGAAACCTTTGCCAGCAAAAGCCGGTGCCAAGGACATAAAATGGTTCCGATACGACGAACCATCAACGAGTGCAATTACTACTCTCTCTACTGAGGGTGGTACTTCAGTTACCGAACGTGCGTTAACCTTGGAAGAGGTTACTGCGACACTGGTTCAGTACGGGCAGGTAATATCCTTAACGGATATTCTCCAACTCACTGAGCTATTCGGACACCTGGAGCAGGCAATCAAGGTTACC